GAGAAGGTTAAGGCAACTCCTTTGTCTCGGCCTTCTCGTAGCAGAGGTTTGCCTGTGCGTTTAGTGCAGGGAAAATTAGTGGAACGTGGTTTCAACCCTGGTCCTGTTGACGGGATTTTCGGTAAGAAAACTGTGTCCGCTGTCAGAGAGTTTCAAAAGACACAAGGTTTTTTGAAGGTTACAGGCGTGGTGAACGGTGACACGTTCAGCGCCTTGTTCATACAGTAAGGAAAAATTATGCCAAAAGGTAAAGGATACGGTCCTTCGTTTCAAGAAACGTTCGGGTCGCAGGATGAGCAGCCTTACAACTCGACTTCTTCATTTAACATGTGGGATATGAGTCAGAAGGCTAAGAAAGCCGCATCTTATTTGCGGAACACTAATTTGGGCAACGCCAATCAAGGTGGCCGCCCTTTCGGAAAGTAGGTTAAGATGCCTCACAATTTAGATGGTACTACTCCTAGCACTGATGCTGAGAGTGTGGTCGTGTCGAGTGTGACACGCCCTACAGCTAATCTAGGTACGTTAACTGGTGACGCTATGTTACGGATGAGTAACGGTATGCGCGCTAAGTTCGACGAGAACGACTGATGGGTCGTAAACCTAGAAAACCTAGGTACTGAAGATGCCTCTTAAACGAGGATCAGATCAGAGAACTATTTCTCAAAACATAGGCACTCTAATCTCGGAGGGTTACAAACGGGATCAGGCTGCCGCCATAGCATATGATAAAGCTAACAGGAGTAAAAAAAGAAAATGAAAAACTTTGGTGATTTATTAGAAAGAGCCGCTTGGACATTCGCCCAGGCGTTTCTTGGTGTGTTTGTTGTAGCTGACTTGTCGTCAGCGAAGGGTGCGGGCATCGCAGGCTTGGCTGCCGCTGTGTCTGTTGCTAAAACCTTCGTTAAGGATCGTGTAGCTAAATAACAATGGATGAAAACGTTGACGTTGAGGAAAAATGGCAGGAGTTTCTGAACGCTGAAGGCTGGCAGATTTCCAAAGAGATTTACGACAATCTTCAAGCAACGTCAAGAGTGTTAGACACTGATGATGGAACCCACGCAAAATGGTCCTCTAATGGAAAACTTGGGTTACTGTTGGTGTTTGATGGTGATGAAGCTGATGCCCTTGTCGCTACCTATTTCGCTGGAATGGATGGTAGCGATGAGGCTCAGTCTTGTTTCGGAGTGTGGATAGCTTCGTTGATGAACATGTTAGACGCTTGCATCGGTGACATGCCCACTGACGGGCAGATCGAAAGTCTTTAAGTCTAACATTATTCCTATGGTCGCATAGCCGATCAGATCTTTGAAAGTGTCAGCTAAAGGTTCCCAACCTGGGTCTGCGTGTATAGCGACCAGATTTTCCATGCGTGCCACTTTGTCGTGCGACCTGACCCATAAACCTGTCTGACCGAAACGGCGTATGTTCTCGTAGCCGTATGCTTTCTGTTTTTCTGTGAGGAAACCCACGAGTTGTTTCGCTCGTGGTCTGCCTTTGCCTGTAGTCCACGAGGTTACGCCGTGATCTATCGCTGCGTGTATTGTGCGTTCAGCTAGACAAGCCCACGCTAACCATGTTCCGTCGCGTCTGTCTACCATGTGGTCTAAGTATTTTCTCAAGTCGACCAGCGCAGTGTTGTTTGACGGGTCGCGTGGACTGTAATAGTCGTCGATTATCACAGCAGCTCTGAGAGCGGCGCTCTGCCATGTGTGAGGTCCGTCTGTTGTTACTCGTTCGATGAGGGTTTTACGTTCTTTTTGTGCAACCATTCCTTTACCTCTGGGTGTTCTGTTAGATCTTCTAAAAGTTTCAGTCTTATAGCGTCGCGTCGTCTAGCTAACGTCGTTTTGGGTATGCCTAATACTCTGCCTGCGAGCCTTAACGATAAGCCTGCGATGAACAGGATGTTGAATATCCATTCTTCTTCGGGTGACAGTTTGTCTACAGCGTCGGCTAATGCTTCTCTCAGCAGGTGCGTGTTTTGCATCGGGAGGATGTCAACGGTTTGTCCTGGTGCTAGTGATATGAGGGCTTCAAGGTCGTTTATTGCTCTGTTGTTCGTGAAAGCCGCTTTTGTTCTGGTGTTAGCCCATAGTGAAGATGTTGGATCTTCAGGCCATTCCCGCTTCTTCGCCATCGTGTGTCCATTCAAACATGTTTGTTTTCAACTGCCAGTAAGGTTTCTCTATTCCTGGGTCTTTGAAAGTTCCTAGTGTTGTCTGGTCACTTTTGATTAGTTTGTTAAGATCTTGTAACGGTACTGTTACGAACATGTTACGAGATGAGTCCCAAAAGAAGTATAGCACAGGCATTACGGTGTGCCATGCTGTTTCTATTGCAACATATTTTTCTATTTTAAGTTTGATACCTGCACGTGGGGAGCATCCTTGCACTTCCACGAAGTATCTCCCTTCGAGAATGTAGTCTGGCGTGTACCTGGTGGCTAGTGGGAGTCTAGCTACTGGGAAGTCTGGTCTGTTCAAACCGTACCGCGCCCATTTTTCGTGGTTGCGTTCAAAAGCCGCTTCGCTTATGTCTCCCATTGTGTCGAAACGTGCGCCCCATGATTTGTCCGCAAAGTTTGTTGTGTGTTTAGTCGTCTTTGTCAAGTTTGTCTACTTTCACCGCCGAGATGCGTACCACTTGCCTGTCATCCTCCCAAGCAACACCGTTCAAAGCGTCTAATGTGAGCTTCACATAGTTGTCAAGGTCACCTCGTAATGTTTTAGCGCCATGAGGAGATTTTAACACTGTGATGGAGGTAGCTGTGGGACTGTACATGAGGACTATTTCCAGGGGTCCTGTTAGTTGTTGTCCTATTTGGTTTTCCCATTCTTCAGCTATGACATCTTCTTCTTTGAGGGTGCTTTGTGGTGTGAATACGTGACCGCTGCGGGTGTGCCGTGGTCGTGCTTTGACTTTTGGTTTGCGGTCTACGATGAGGGTGAATGTTTCCATCAGACCGTCAACGTGAATATCAGTAAAGCTGTGGCGATAATAACGATTATTATTTCACATGCGGTTCTTAGTTTAACGGATTGGTCTGTCATGTTCTTACTGTTCTTTCTGCGTCTGCGACCATGTTGGATATGCGTTGCCTACCGTCGCTGCGGTTGTTGAATTTGGAACCCCACGCTATGTCAGCGTCTATGAGTTCTTCTTCAATGTCGCCACTGGGGTAGCCTTGTTCAACCATCGCGCAAGCCAACGAGAACAAGGTCGCGGATCTGTCTCCGTTGGGTTTGTTAGGCTCTGGTCGAGGTCCGTTGCGTCTGATAGCTTCAGCTAACCCTGTCAGCTTCCCGCTGTTTCTAGTCGCATACGTTTTTCTAGGAGGTGGGGGTGGTGCGGGTTTGTACAGGGCGTGTACTGGCTCCCATTCCTCTGGCAGTACCCTTGACATCAGAGCTGTTGTAGCGAACTGTGATGCGGTCATTTCCTCTCCGTGTCTGATGACAACGTTACGACCTGGTTCTGCGCCAGCAGGGTATGGGAGCCTGACCCCGTTTCCCCATCCTTTTCCTGTTAGTTCTATTTGTTTCGGGTTGACTTCTGTTATCGGTGCGTCAACTATGTTACACGCTGCGATCAGTCCTTCTCTGCAGTGGCGTGCGAGTATCGGTTCCGAGAAGAAAACCCACAGGTGGTAGCCTTTGGAACGTGAAATTTCCACCCAGGATGCCACGTTCAGTTGCTTCAATAATTCTTGTACGTTTAATGCGTGTATTAGTGATTCTTCTTCTCCTACATCCCAGTCGACACAACCCCAATAAACCATGTATTTAGACACTCCCGTTTCCTGCCCTTCTGAGGCTTCTGTTACCTCTAAGAGTGGGTACACCCCGATGGGTAGCTCAGGAACGCTTAAATGGTCGTTTACGGCGCTCTGGTAGACGATTCCGTCAGCGGTGCAAAACCCTCCTGACCAGTCTTGCATTGGTCTGAAATCTGAGCCTGCTTTAGCTATCTTCCCGCCCCTGAAAAGTTCACTGAAAGCGACACTCGTTACAGGTAATGGTGGCAGATCACTCATCTTCCTCACCTGTGATCTCCAACAACGGTGAGCAAACTTCTCGTTCCTGGTCAACGCTTCTTTTCATAAACTCCCAGTATTCCTTCTGATGAAACACAGATATTTTCCACCAGTCAGCATCACCTGAGTTGAGCTTATCCCGCCAGCTACTCGTCATCAGGCACCAGCTCATCCGTGTAAGGTTGAATGTGACCAGCAGTCGAATCCAAATAATAAGTGTGATCCAACAAACGTGCCGTTCTCTTATTCTTACACAAATTCACGTTAATACTGTGTTCGTGGTATTTCGTTTCCCAATTAGACAAACCGTACTTGTCGCGTTTACGGTAAATCTCCACCACGAAAATAGCTTCCTGCTCGCCACCGTACCTGCCCGCATACAACCCAGCAGGGCGACCTGGTTCACCCGAACCGCGCCCCGCCTGATGCACCAACCCGACAGGAACACGCTGCTTCTTAGCCCAACGTTTAATGTTCTGAGCTTTTGTAGTCACACCAGTAGCGTCAGCGTCACCACCAGGCATCAACTCCAAGTAGTCGATCATCACGAAACTAGGATCTCTACCCCACCATGCTCTAGCCTCATCCATAGCTGCCGCCATGTCCTCCAACCTTAACGACTCGTCAATGATAGCGACACGGGAAAGTTCGTTAGCTCCCGCCTGCTCCAAATCAGCTAACAGATCCTTGTCGCCTTCTTTGATGCCTTCCTCAACAGACGCAGATGATCTGCCACGTAGCAGACAGTAAAGTTTCATCGTGACCAGTTCCCTAGGTTCATCCATCGAAAAGATGACTACGTGAGCGTCTGGTTGGTTGACGAGGTTCCACACGATACTGTTCAACAGCATTTGCGATTTGCCTGTGTGTGACCTGCCCACGACCATCATCACTTCGCCACGCCCGACACCGCGGGTAGCTAAATCTATTTCACTGAGTCCCAGATACCAGCGTTCTGTCGGGTTTGAAACGAAACCTATCAGGTTGTCTACAACCGCGGAGGTTAAAACAAACGAGGTGGGTTTCTCTCCGCCTGGTGCGGGTGGGTGTACTTCGGAAGGAGTTTCGCCTGCAACAGTTTGTTGCGCTGCTGCGAGGCGACGACTCACTTCTTCGGGGGTTTGTATTTCCATAGGTTAAATACGTGCGCGTATCTGCTTACCTATTTTTCCTAGCTCATCACTGTCTTTGCCAGTGAAAGGGCAAACAAAATGGTCAGGTACTTGCGAGCTGCCATCTTGGTTAGACAACCATAGTGCTTTGTCGTTGTCTTTCTTGTGTTTATAGTCGGGTCCTTTAAGGTTGTTGAACGTGCCGTCTAGTTTCTTCTCCCAGTTGGGGTTCCACCAGTCGCCTTTGTTGTTCATCAGGTCATCCCAGTACGATTCTTTGGAACCGACACCGCCTGAACGTTGAGACCCCTTGGCTGGTTTCGCCACGGGATCACTCGTGTTGTTTGAGGGAACACTTTTGGAAAGCCTCCGCACTCCTTGTTCTGTCACCTCATATCCGACTCCCAAAGCCTCATAGTTAGCCATATCAAGAGTGGTTCCCCATTCTTCGATCTGTTTAACTATTTCTTCTTGGGTCGCGCCGTCAGCTACCGTGATGGTCACTGAACATGACGCTTCAGCAGGCTCATAATCGCCTGTTTGTATTACTTGTCTACGGAAAACCGTAAACGAATTGCCTTCTGGCATAATAGTTTCTCCTAACTATAGTTGCTTGAACGGGTCTGGACCCGCAAACCTACCACGACATGTTGACCATGCGCCACACCATTTTGGTGAACAATGCCAGCCACTCATTTGGAGAGGCCACACTGGTAGGTCCGCTGTGATTAGTGTCCCCGCTGACCGAGCAAGAGCAACCAAACTAGCCCAGTCTGCGGGTCCACACTCGACAAGGTTTTTGTAAACTTTGCCTTTCACAAGATGAACGAACTCGAATTGCATCGGTTCGTTGATGCCACCATCAATCATTGAGGCGACAGCGAACGTGTAAGCGGCGGCTTGAAGTGACCACCGTTTCTTCTCCCAGTCGTCAGACGGTTTACGACCAGGGTTTTTCCAATCAACTATGGGTGCGGGGTGGTGTTGCAGTAAATCTATCGTGCCGTGTAACCATATTTCAGGTTTGTGATCCACCACTAAAGGTATTTCAAATTTGTGTTCAACAGCTTGAGGGTTCAAGTCGGGGCGCACCTCATCCCACCACACGGCAGAGTTCAACTCGATTATCTCCACGCATTCTTCTTCGTTCTTGTGGTTCCATCTCATAATCTCATGGGCGTTAGTGGTCCAATACGACAACGAGTCAGCTATCGTCTGATCCCGACTGGTGTGTTCACCCGTGTCGATGAAAGTCTGTAAACACATTTCGATGCCGTGATGCACAGCGCTGCCTATCATCGTTGAGGTGGACTCGGTGGATTTAGAGATGCCCAGCATGTCCTGTCTCGCACGTTCAGGACACATAGCTAAACTACCCAGCCATGACTGTCTGAGGATGATCCTGTCATCTTCTAACCACACTGATTTTTGTACCATGTGTTACACCTTAACATATATTCTTGACATGTAAACTATTTCCCCACTAGGCTAGTACTAGGCTAGGCTAGGCAAGCACAAGTATTGACTACAACCGAGCATACC